GTCGGCGGCGGCGCGGTTCTTTTCGTCCGCCAGCTTGGACGGATCCACCATCAGCGCCCCATTGGCCCCGCGAACTCGCGCTCGCATGGGATTGAACTGGACTGGGGCCGCGACACCCTGCATCGCGACATTCTCGAAGGCGCGAAGCTGGTCTTCGGGCGTGCCGGGAATCCCGGACCGCGCCAGGAATCGCTCGGCGTATTGGCGTTCCGTCGGGTTCATCGTCTCGAAGGACAACGCGGGGGGCGCGGCCTCGGCACCCTGCCCACCCATTCCGAGCTCCATCCCCTGGTCCATCATGGCGGGCATGGTCGGATTGATCGAACGGGCGAACTGCGTCGCGACGCCTTCGGACGCGGGAGGCGTGTAGGTGCGCTCCAAGTCCAGCGGGGGAAGCATCCCGACCTCGGGAGCTCGCGTCTCGGAAGCCTGGCCGCGCACGACCACCTCGCCATCGGCGGGAGATGGGGCCATCTCGTCGACGTTGGTGCCGCTGGACAGGTCGTGCGGTCCCTTGGGCTTGGGGCGCAGGAACTCGGACAGCCCGGACGACTGCGCGGGCGTGTCGAATCCCGACGGCGCGGGAGCCTCGGTCACGGTCGGCTCGGGGGCCGGGCCCTTGATCGTGCGGAAGTCGCCACCGTTGAAGGCGATGGCGTTCGCGGCGTCGGACTGGCGTTGGGCGTTCTCGAACTGCCCCGTCTGGTATTGCCAGTAAGCCATTCCCGCTTCCGGGCCGAGACCAGCCTTCGCGATCGCGGCCATGTACCGATTCTCGTCGGGGCGCATGGCCCCATCTGCGGAGCGAACGAGCGAGGAAGCCCACGCATCGTTCAGCGCCTTTCCTTGCCGGAACTTGTACCCGCTCTCTCGGAGGTTCTGGGACTGCGCGGGGATCGCCGCGAGGATATCACCGATGGACATGGCTTGTCCCTCCGATCAGAAGAGGCTGGAGATTCCCGAGGTCGCGCCGGAGATGCCGCCCGCGATCGCGTCGGCCCTCTGCCGGGCCATCTCGGCGGCGGTCTGTCCCTGCTGCATGTAGTTCTGGTTCACGCCCGAACCGATGCCCGCCGAGATCCCGCCCGTGGTGCCCGCGGCCTGGAGGCCGGTGCCCATCAGGTTCTGGTATCCTCCGAGCTGGGTCTGGTAGTTGCCGGTCTGGTTCTGGAAGATCTGCTGGCCCTGGCCGAAGTCCTGCTGGTTCTGGGCGAGGTACCGGTCGAAGGCGTTCTGGTAGGCCTTCTGGGCCATGTTCTGGCTGTTGGCGTTGAGCGCACGCCCGAGGCCACCGCCGACCGATCCGGAAGCGATCGCGCTCGCGTTGATCGCGGCGTTGCTCTGGTCGATGCCGAACTGCGCCGACGGGTCCTTGAACGTGTCGAAGTCGAAGGCTCCCGAGGCCTGGGGCATCGTCGCGGGGTTGCCACCGGCCAGGAGGTTCTGGAACGACCCGATGGCGCCCTTCCCGGCTTCCATGAAGGGGCGGAAGTCCTGGCGCTGCTGGGCGTTCAGGTTCTTGAGGTAGTCGACACCCTGCCCGGCGATGCGGTTCGCCTCGCGCTTCCCATCGTCCAGCATTCCGGAGGTGATGAGCCCACCGGCCAGCGATCCAACTCCAGAAGCGATTTGTCCGTACATGGGTTCCCCCTCAATCCGTCAGTTGTGCAAGGTAGGTTCCGCGAGCATGCACATCGGCACCCGCGGGAAGCGTCACGGCGAAAGTCCCGTTCGCCTGTTCGATGGCCTCGACCTTCGTCCACGTGGTGCCGTCGAAGGCATCGAGCCAGACCGCGCCCAGCGGGGCCACGGGGAGCGTCAGGAGCGTCCCACCGGCCCCGGTGAACGAGATGGTAACGGCGGCACCGGCCACGATGTAGCGGGCTCCCGTGGGGCCGGTCTTGGGGCGCGTCGCGGCTACCCCGAAGTCCGACAGCATCTGGAGCCACTTGCGCCAGGCCATCGACCAGGCGTAGAGGGCTCCGGACTTGGACACCGGAGCGTCCTGGACCGGCATGGGAGTCAGGTACTTCACCGGTCTTGTCCCCTCATGTCGGCCATGAGGCCCACCAGGATGAAGCGCACCGGCTGGGTGCAGGAGACTTGCCAGACTCGGTTGCGCGAGCTGTTCAGCGTGGTGAGGCGGGATCGCTTGGTGTACTGGCCGCGCCGCCCCATCCCGACGGACCGCTCTTGCGTGAACGTCTCGCCGGAGTCGTCCGAGAACGCGATCTCGACGGTCGGGTCAAGGCCCACGCCCTCGTCGGTGTTCTCTGGGAGGCCGACGCCCTGGGCGAGGATCGGCTGGATGGACAGGTACCGGACGTACCGGCCCGACTGGAAGCCGATGGGCGTCGTCTTCACGCAGCGGATGTAGTTCACGCCCGAGCCCTGGACGTTGTCGTTGACATAGTAGAACTGGTCGGAGGCGAACAGCGCGTCCGCCGAGTTGTCGCCGAAGACGAGGGAGCCAAACGCCTCGACGGGGTACATGCCCCGCCACCGGTGCGTGGTGCCCATCTCGCGCAGGAGGAAGGTGCGCTCATGCCAGACGCCCGTGACGATGTCGAAGACGAACGTGCGGTCGCCGGTCGGGAAGTGTAGGAGGTAGAAGGCGTGTCCGTTCTCGGCGAACGTGAAGCCGATCGCGTCCGTGGTGGTCGCCATGGTCGACAGGGCCTGCTCGATCCCGCGCACCGAGATGCGCTTGGGGGTGAAACCCTCGTTCGTGAAGATGCCCACGGTTCCCGAGGGGTCCGCGCCGACCCAGAAGACGAGGCCCTGGTACTTGGCGACGCTGTAGGGCGCCAGACACCCGATCTCGAGAATCGCCGACTCGTACCGCTTCCAGACGCCCGTGTCGAAGTCGCCGCTGTCGTAGTGGACTTCGATCGAGGACGCGCCGAACAGCCAGAGCATGTTCTGGGCGTCGACCAGTGCCACGATGTTGTCGGGCTTGGCGATCTTGAAGGCCACGTTCAGGCCGTTCCAATGGCCACCGGACCCGGAGATCCCGCCCGCGGTCATCAGTGCATACCCGGCGTTCGACCAGTTGTACCGGTTGGTCCTCGGGTCGTTGACCAGGAAGTAGGTGTCCACGCAGCGGCAGTGCGTCGCGCCCCGGGGGAACCCCTCGTTGCCGTCGGTGTCGGGGTCGATCTGGACCACGTCGCCGGTCGTGAAGTTGAGCGTCCAGCCCTCGGCACCGTCGACCAGGAGGAGGTATTGCCCGTTGTCGCACATCTGCACGGGGCCGGAGAAGGTGGTCAGCGTCCAGCGAAGGGTGCGCGTCCAGTTGGCGGCGATCTCGAAGACCTGGGCGCCGTAGACGCCGAACATCCGCCCGTTTGACGCGCAGAACTGCCCACGGCACGCGCTGGACCCGGTCGCCTCGAACAGGCGGCGAAGTCCGGGGATCTTGATGTAGAACTCCTGGGCCTTGGCCGTGGCCGACCCGGAGCGTTCGAGGTACATGTTCTCGCACCGCTCGCGACCCACCGAGGTCCACGGCGAGGCGTAGGGCGTGGAACCGAGGGGGATCGCCTGGAGGGGCATCAGATCGCCCTGCCGCCCCAGACGAGGTAGCCGTCATTCCCGCCGCCCCGGGGTCCAGGGCTGGGGAAGTCCGAAGCCACGCGCAGCTCGCGCATGTTGGAGTTTCGGCGCTTGATGCCCGTGAGCGAAGTGCTGGCGATGTACTTGATCTTGTCGAAGACCACAGCGTTCGCGTCGGCCGACGGGGGCATGAACGCCAGGAGTCGCTCGGCCAGGTTGTAGACGAGGGCTTCCTGGTAGTCGGCCGGCAGGTCGATGTCGCCCTGGGCGTTGGCGACCGTGGGGATGTCGGACACGCCGACGATCCGGATGGTCATGTTCGCGACGGGGATCGGCCAGAGGTATAGGTGGGACTGGGCCTGCTGGTAGTCCCAATAGGCCTGGCGCGGGATGCCCTGGATGGTCTTGGGCATGATGGCCCGCCAGTCGGCCAGGGAGCCGAGCGAGGTCGGGTAGACGACCACGCCCTGCTCCGTGGTGACCTGCAGGATCGCCTTGGGAGTCGTGGCGATGTCGGGGGTATCCCCGCCAGCCACGGTCCCGAGGAGGTAAGAGGCCGTCCCGTTGGCGGGACAGCTCTGGTCGTACTGCGCAGGGGAGTACAGGCTCTTGGTCGACCACTCCAGGAGCATCCCGTTCAAGGTGCGAACGGCCAGCGCGGCCGCTTCCGATTCGGGCGCTTCGCCAAACGAGACGAATCCCGCGATGTTGAGAGCGTCCGTGATGATCGGAAGGGCCTTCACCGTCACTCCCCTGCGCCGAGTTCGGCCACCCGCTTGCGCAGGGTTTCGATGGAGGCGTTCCCCAGGCCGGTCTTCCCGGCTTCCTTGAGCTTCGCCAGGAGGGCGGCGCGTTCGGCTTCGGGGTCGCTGTTCGCGGCGGCTTCTGCGGCCACGCGCTCGGCCTCGACCCTGGCGGCTTCGGCAGCGGCCAGGGCGTCGATCAGGGCGTTGTGCTCCTCCTCGGTCTCCATCACGACGGGGCCGTGGGGGGTCTGGACGACCTTGGGGTAGGGGCGGTATTCGTAGTACTCGCGGAACTTCTCCGGAGGGGCGAACGATCCTGCCGAGTTGGCCAGGATGCAGTAGGGTTCCAGGTCGGAGCGGTTGCCGATGGTGCGGCGTTGCTGGGCGATGAACTGGTCCAGGTTGAAGTTCTCACTCTTCGATGCGTCGATGACGTGGTCCACGTTGGTTTCCTTGGTCAAGGGAACGAGAAAAGCGGCACCGGATGGAGCCGCCAGGGGGTGGAGAGGACGCCCGTTTCCGGACGCCCCCTCGCGGAGGATCAGGACACCAGAACGACGCCCTCGGGCAGACCGTCCACGAAGCCGACCATCGCCTGCACTTCCCAGATGGGAGCGTAGTTGAAGGGGTCGGCGGATTCGATGAAGGTCACCGAGATGCCGTCGATGGTCTCGGTCCGGCTCTTGATCGACGCCGGGACGTAGATCTCAGGCGAGACGCCGAGAACCGCGTTGGAGTCAAACACGAGGGCGGGCGAGTAGCTGGCGACGTTGTTGATGACGGTGATCGTCGCGTCGTCGGCGGGCAGGGCCGTCACGTTCTGGTAGCCGTTGGTGGTCGCACCCGCGCCGGTCAGAGGCCCGATAAGGGGCTCCGTCAGGATCAGGGTAGCGGCTCCACCGGTCGCGGTCACGGTCGACACCACGCGGAACACGGCAGCGGTGCCGGTGTCCACGAAGGTGTCCGGGACGACCCAGTTGATGGGAGTCGAGCCGTTGGTGATCGTGATGAGGGTGCCCGCGGGGATCACGGCACCGGAGGTCCAGCCATCCGTGACGAGGGTCCAGTTCTGAGCCCAGACCGCGCCCGCCGACTGGCCCGCGCCGTTGACCAGCGGGGTGCCGACGGAGGCAATCGTGACCTTGTCGCCGGGGAGGAGCGGGGTGTGCGCGAAGTTCAGGTTCGCGTACTGGCCCAGCGATCCGGTCCGGAACAGCTTGGCGATCTCGTCGGAGGGGTTGAACAGCGAGCGGGCCGAGGTCTGG